AGGAGAAAAGTGTGCTAAGAAATATCAGATAATTAAAAAGAGTAATGCGTTCTAAATAAGGGCAGAAAAATAAAAAATTAAAAGGAGAAATTAAAATGAGTAAAAAGACTACGAGATTAGTCGAAAACGAATCTCAAAAAAGTACAAAGGTATTAGCAGAAAAAGCCGAAAGAGAACTTCTTGAAGAACAAGAAGAAAAACAAGTTCAGTTTATAAAAAAAGCAATTCAGCAAACGTTAGAGGAAATTCGGAAAAAAGAAAAAGATAGAAATAAGTTGAATAAAGAAATTAAAATTTTGAAACAAGATATTGATAATATTAGAGCGGGTAGATTAGACTTAATCGAGGAGAGACAAAGCAAAGATGAAGAAGCAAAAAGGACTTCTATTATCGAGATAATCAAAGAGAAAGAAGTTCACCATCACCATTATCACGATAGATGGTATGAGCCATATCGAATAACTTTTAAGTATCCTGATTACTGGATTGGGCAAGAGAGTACAGCTGATTTAACTGTGACTGATGCAGATAGTTATACTTTAACTACGGGAAGTTGGACAAATACCGACATTACAACAGGAAGCGGGAATTTATACCGTTACAAACTCGATAGCAAAAAATGCTTTTGCAGGAACTTACGAATTAACAAATGGTGATTGCGTAACGATTAGTTAAAAAAATTCTGCCCTTATTTTAGGAGAAATCATGAATGAACTTTTTAAAGGGATTTATGCTAAATATAAAAGTAGCACAGGAGCTGGTTCTTTATATGCTGACCTTACAGGGGGTTTGTATAATACCGAAGTTCCCCAAAACACAACTTATCCCTATGCAGCTTTTTATTTGATTAGCAATGTTCCCCATTGGACTTTTGATTCAACGATGGAAAATTCAATAGTTCAATTTAGTATATTTGATGACAGAGCAGGCGTAAATAATATTGGGAATTTATACAAAGAACTGACTGATTTATATGATTGGACAGATTTAACTTCAACAGGATATCACTCAATTTTTTTAAAGCGAGAATCGAGCAACCTTCAAAAAAATGAAGATGTTTGGATGGCAACGATAGATTACAGGGTAGAGCGCCAATTAAAATGAGGAAAATAAATATAATAAAATTTAAATAATAAAAGAGGTGAATAATGGATTTTAAAAAAGGATTGAAAGAAATAATTATCTTGGCACAAGGACCAAGCTGGTATGAAGCACCACAAAAAGCTTCTAAAAATACAGAAATTTGGGGTTCAAATGTTATTTATCGTGAAGGAAATAAAATAGATAGGTTGTTTGTAGGACATGATATCAGAACTTTGATGTTACACGATGACCCCGATTTTATTGAAAACGTAAATAAATTAGATATTCCAGTTTATACAACGGGAAGATTTAAACATCTTAAGAATAATAAACCAATTCCCATAAATGAAATCATGGAAAAGTTTCATACAGCATTTTTTCTTAATGTTATTGCTTATATGATAGCGACGGCAATCTTACAAAACCCAAAGAAAATAAGCATATACGGAGTTGATATGAGACCTGATGCAGGGAACGAAACATATAGCAATGAAAAAGGAAGCGTTGAATTTTGGCTGGGAGTTGCGATGGGGCAAGGGATTGAGATTATTAATACAAAACAATCTTTTGTGTTAAAAACAAAACAAGAGGGAGATTATTCAAATTCAAGAAATAAGGTTCATCAAACTGGACTTTACACACAAATACCAAAAGAAGAAAGAAATCCTATTGGCATACAAAATTATGTCATTTTGCCAATAGGAGATGAAATCTAAAAAGAGAGGTGAATAAAAAATGGCAAGTGAATTGAAAGGCTTAAATGGAAAAGTAACTTTTACGAATGGACAAACTTATGTACACAATTGGACATTAAGTTATGTTGCAGGAACACATGATACAACAAATTTTGATAGTTCTTCGGGTGGAAAAGTATTTATTGCGGGAGTTAAAGAATGGAGCGGGAGCTATGATTGTTTCTATTCTACGGGCAATACAGCAGTTCCAGGAACGACAGGAACAATAAAACTGGAAACAGCCACAACGGGCTCAACAGGTTATTATCTTTGGACTGGTGGGATAATAATTACTGGTATGGATATAACCACACCTGTTGATGGAGTAGTAACTCAAAATTACTCTTTCCAAGGGACTGGGTTATTAGGTACGACATAAAAAGAGGTGAATAAAAAATGAGTGAAATAAGTGGAGTAAATGGAGCGGTTTATTATAATGCAGAATTAACCGATACTGCAACCACAGGGAATTTGACTTTTAGTACAGGAAAAACTATTACCTCAAGCGGAGATACTCTGAATTTTGCGACGGAGGGATATTCTACGGGAATGTTGGTACAAGTTGAAGGATGTATTTATGCAGTTGGTTCATCTGGAGTTACAACTACAGGCAATAACAAGATATATACCATAACAAATGTTAGTTCTGGAATTTTAACCGTTAATGAATCAGTACAAAAGTCGACTGGAGAGGCTGGAGCAGTAATCTTTACTGAGTATGACCCTGGAATTGAATTATGTGGATTCTATAATTGGACAATAAACTATGTTTCAGGAATTCATGAAACAACAGCTTTTTGTAATTCTTCTGATGGGAAAGCATTTATTCCCAGTGTTACAGAATGGTCAGCTACGGCGGATAAATATTTTTTAACAGCTAATAATGTTGTAGACGATTGGATTGGCACAGATGTTAAAGTTAGATTTTTCACTAAATATGTGGCGAGTCCAGAATCTACCAATCCTTCTCAATATTGGGAAGGGGATATGTTGGTAACGGGAATCGATGAAACAACTCCAGTAGATGCACTGGTAACTCAAAATTTAAGTTTTCAGGGCAAGGGAGCTTTGACTTTGACTACAAAAACTAATGCTTGGAATACAACTTAAAAATTAAAAGGAGATAAATAATGGATAAATTGGAAGATATTTCCAAAAGTGGAATATCACTAAAAATAAAAGATAAAAAATATGAACTTTCGGTTTTAACAATAGGCGATTTAGCCAAGTTTCGACAATATATTAAGGGGAAAAGAATTGAATTAATTCAAGATACCGTGAAGGAAACAGAAGAAAGAATCACTTTAATATCAAAAGTTTTAGATTCGCAAATAGATGAAACCGTTGAAATGGGAACAATGAGCGGGGTTTGCTATTTATTATGGAAATCGTTGCAAAAAAAACAAGAAGATTTAACGTTAGAAGATATAAACGGGATGATTGATTTAGAAAATATCGCAGAAGTTTCAGCAGTATTAACACAATTAGGTGGAACTATTGCAAACCCCACTCAAAGGGCGGAAAAAAGGAAAAAATAACTTGGGAATTAGCATTTTCGCTATTATCTAAATATTATCCTTCTTTCAGTCCTGAAGTAATAAATAATTTAAGTACCTTCCAATTTCATAATTATATGAATAATATAGCAGAGATTGAAAAAATGTTTCATGGGGAAAAAGAAGAAGCAAAAAAAGAAGAGCCAAAATCTAATGAAGAGTTGGTTCGAAATGCAAAAAAAATAGGATTAAGAACGCCAAAAAAGTAATAAGGAGAAAATATGGAAGTATCAAAAACATATGTTTCAATACGGCACCATTAGCGGCAGGATTAACACAAGCTAAGGGAATGTGTACAAAGGCAACAGCAAGCATGACTGCAAAATTAGCCGGTATTGGTAAAGGTATGACTATTGCAGGGGCAGTTATCGTAGCTGGTTTTGGAATGGCTATTAAAACTGCTAAAAAATTCGAACAATCAATGGCAAATACTGCTTCGGTAGCTGGAGCAACAGCCGAAGAGCTTAAGAATTTATCCGGTTATGCTCGAAAAATGGGAGAACAATCAGTATTTTCTGCAAGTGAAGCCGCTGATGGAATGTATTATTTAGCTTCTGCTGGCATGAATACTACAGAAATAATGGGAGCGTTAGAGGGAACTTTAGCTTTAGCCGCTGCTACTGCAAGCGATTTAGCTTATACTTCAGAATCGGTTGCCGCCACTTTATCACAATTTGGATTTGCCGCAGAGGAAGCAGGTCGTGTTTCGAATGTATTTGCCGCTGCAATATCAGGTTCTCAAGCTACCATGGAAAAGATGACAACCTCGATGAGTTATGTTGGTCCGATGGCAAAAAGTATGGGAATGACTCTTGAGACTACTACTGGTATTTTGATGAATCTATATAATGCTGGGTTAGATGGTTCAAAAGCGGGGACTTCTTTAAGAATGGCTTTTGTAAAATTAATTGACCCGACTGAAAAAGGGACTGCCGCGTTAGATAGGTTAAAAATTTCCATTAAAGATAGTTCTGGAGAATTAAGACCATTTGAAGAAATTATAGATGAATTAGGCATAGCAGGAATGACTACCGCTGATGCAATGGATATTTTTGGGATTAGAGCAGGACCTGCAATGATGGCACTTGTGTCTCAGGGAACAGGCGCTATTAAGGAAATGACAGAAGCAGTGACTGGGACGAATAAAGCTACTGAAATGGCTGCAATGCAGATAGATACTTTTGAAGGAGCAGTAAAACTTTTAAAAAGTGCTTTTGAAGAATTTCAAATTACTTTGGTTCAAGAATTGATGCCTGCTTTGAAAAGTACAATAGAATGGATTACTGAAGGAATTAAAAAAGTTACTGCATGGATGAAAGAAAATCCCAAATTAACTGAGTCCATTGTTAAATGGACTGCTGCAATCGGGGCTTTGATGTTAGTGCTTGGTCCGTTGTTAATAATATTACCTGGCTTAGTTACTGGGGTCGGTTTATTTTCAACAGCTACCATAGCACTTACTGGAACAATAGGATTAGCAATAATTAATTTTGTTTTATGGTATAACATAATTAAAGAAATAGATGGTATTTTACACTCACACTATACGAGTACTAAAGATGTTGAAGATGCTTATAATAATTTATCAGAAGCTCAAAAAAAAGCTGCCGAAAAATTAGGAATAACTGTTGAAGAATTTGTTAAAATGCAGAAAGAAGGCCGAACGGTTACTGAAATGATGGACCCTCTAATTTCTAAATATGGTGATTATACCGATGCTTTAGATGTTTGGAATATAGCAGCCGTTGAACAACAAGTTAATGCAAAATTAATAGTAACTACTGTCAAAGATTTATCTCAAGATATGAGTTTATTAACTAAGGAATATGAAGCAAGTGGTCAGGTTTTAAGTGAAAATATTTCATATTATAATGACATGTTAGATTTACTTAACAGAACTGATATAATTTTGCAAACTGAATTGATGCTTTTAGAAAAAGGAACTGAGGAATGGTTTAAGAAAAAAGAAGAAATTGCCGGTAATATAAAAGTATTAAATGAGATGAATGAAGCATTGGCAAAATTAACCGAACCGTTAGAAGGACTGGAACTTATCGCTGCAAAAATGGCTTCACTGGGTGATTCTACTGAAGATACAAAAGCCAAAATAATTTTATTAAATGAACAAGCAGTTATTTTAAAAGAAAAATTAGACGAGGCGATTCCAGAAACTGAAGCTTGGTATGATTTGAAT